CCTGTACCTGCAATGTTTTGATCTTGAATAACAATACTATAAGCTGTTTCTGCTGGATTGGAACTTGCACTAATATTTGAATTAGCGTAAATCATATCTCCTACCTCAACTGCTACAGTACTACCATTGAAAGATATAGTACCATCTGTAGTAACAACAAAGAAGTCACCTGTAGTAAGTGCAATGTTACTTGCACCTGCTATTGCAGGAGAGTTTGTACTTGCGTTATATCCACCTTGGAATACACCAACTCCAGCTACAAGAGATTGTACTTGCCCTAAGTTAACACCATCACTTGATGATGTACCATTTGATACGTTTAGTAATTTATTTGATCCAATGTTTACATTAGCTTCAGCAGCACCCCATTGGTTAAGATGTACATTTTGATATAATATCTTTTCATTAGCCGTTCCATCAACACCTACTAAGAAATCAGCAGCAGGATCAATAGTTGTAACTGTAGTTAATTCACTTAAGTCAAGTGTAATACCAATATTACCACTACTTGTAATAGGTGAATTACTTACATCTAATCCTGTACCTGGAGTTATACCTACACTTGTCACACCATCTACTGGTAATGTTGCTAAGGATAAATCTCCTAATATTACTTGTGAAGAAGTACCTGCACCAGCAATGTTTATGTTACCATTTGATGTAAGTGGAGTATTAGTAATTGTAAGTGCACTACCTGTTTCTGTAATACCAACACTTGTAAGTCCTGTATTTGTATCTGCAGCCCATTCTACAATTCCACCTGAAGATACTTTTAATACTTGTCCTGCTGAACCTATAGCTAATTTAGCTAATGTTGA